ACATAATATTTAAAACATTAAAAGAATTCTATACATAGAGCTATGGCTCATCTAATTCGTGAGCTTGTAAGGCAATACCAAGCCAGAATTAGAGCATGCACTCAGCCAGAGCTTGGTAGAGATATACTTACTGAGATAACAGTAGCTAGGCATAATTATTTTGCTCAAGAGTTTTGCGAAAGCACAAATTTGACTTATAGAAATGATGTGCCAGCTTTAGAGATAGTCCAAGCAATTAGACCAGGATTCGACCCAATGAGTAGACAGGTTCCTGATTTAACACCAGACAATTTTTTGATACACGGAAACAAAATGTATATCATAGATTTTAAAGTATCTGTGAGCGACGAATCTAGCATACATACTTACCGAAGATATACTGAGCGATTCACTGATATATTTAATTTCATAGGAGTTGATTTTGAGGTTGTTATTATAAGGATGGACCCTAGCAATATGCAATTACATATCTCTTCTGACAACTTTTTGCAATTGTACCCTAATATTATTCTCAACCTAGATTTCAGTTGGTACTTCAGATTGAAAAATGAACTTTTTGAGAGATTCAGAGATAGCGAAGAATTTATGGAATTAGTAGCACATGGAGAATTTACACCAACAATCCCTTGGGTTACAACAGAAACGCCAGAATTATATGATCATCCTGTTTTCATAGACTTTTTGAATTCTATGCCGCCAAAAGACAGAAACAATTTCTTAAGGGCAATGTCGGATAATGCATTTCATTCCGACAAATGGAATGACTTATTGCATACTATGATGAGAGAATATGGAGACAAGTATAAGGCTTTCATTAAAGATATGGCAAAAAGAGTCTTCTTAGCAGACAGCAATTATGATAAACCAACTAGGTTAGAAATACAAAAAGGCTGGTCAGAAATGATATTGCGAGTTAAAGAATCTAGAAATATGACAACAGATGTACACAAACAGAAGCCAAGCATTCATTTTATATGGTCGCCTCATGACCCTAAGAAAACAAATGAAAATTCTATGAAATTGCTTATGCTATCAGCAGGATTGCAAGATATAAAGGAAAAAGATCCCTTTAGTATAGCATTCAAGCACATAGGGAAACTTATGGATTTTAGATCTGATATCAGGGGTTATGAGCGATTCTGTGCGAGGCTAAAACAAGATGCTAGATCTACTCCTAAGAGTAAAAGTTCAAAAATTGAGCCATTACAGATAGATTCATGTACAGTACTGTGGGAACAACAATTTAAAATGGATACCGGGATTATACCTAAAGACATTCGACTAAAGTTTTTGAAAGAATTCTGCGGTATTGGAAACCATAAGCAATTCAAAAATAGAATGTTGGACGATCTAGATCTTGACAAGCCGGTGATTTTAGATTTCTCAGATCCTGATATTCAAAAACATGCAAATCTAATGTTTCAAGATACAAAATCCATGCTGTCTAAAGAATCAGGACTTTATAAGATTGGTAATGTGATTGAAGAATTTAAAGACAAAATTATAAATGCAAATGCAAAGACATGGGAAACAATTGAATCGATTGCTAAAACCAGATTTTGGCAGGCAATGAATGATTTTTCAATTCTAGTAAAAAATATATTGTCAGTCTCTCAATACAATAAGCATAATACTTTTAGAGTTGTGTGTACAGCAAATAATCAATTTTTTGGAATAGTTTACCCATCTGCAAGTATCCAATCAAGAAAATCTACTATAGTTTTTTCTACTGTTACATTCCACGATGAGGCCAAAGATGTTATAAAGTGTGGATCCCTATTTAGAACGTATAAAATAACAAAAGGCTATATGTCTATATCTAAAGCTATCAGATTAGACAAGGAAAGATGTCAGAGGTTAGTGACAGCACCAGGGATCTTTCTTCTAACTACATTACTGCTGAAAGGAGATACAGAGATTGATTTAAATGAGGTAATGGCATTTGCATTCTTTACATCATTATCTATTACAAAAAGTATGCTTTCTTTAACAGAACCATCTAGATACATGATAATGAATTCTCTTGCTGTTTCTAGCCATGTCCGTGAATATATATCAGAAAAATTCTCCCCATATACTAAAACACTGTTTTCTGTGTATATGACAGAGCTGATAAGGAGAGGCTGCATGTCAGCAAATAATCAAAGGACCAAAATATCAGTTAAAGATGTTTTCTTGAATGAATTCGAAATTACTCAAAAAGGTGTTTCTGAGAATAGAGATCTAGAGTCTATCTGGTTTCCAGGATTTGTAAATCTTAAAGAATATATCAACCAAATTTATTTGCCATTTTACTTCAATGCAAAGGGATTGCACAACAAGCATCATGTAATAATAGACCTGGCAAAGACTGTGCTAGAAATTGAATTAGAGCAAAGAGAAGAGTTGCCCAATCCATGGGGTGAAGATTTCAAAAAGCAATCTGTCAATCTAGATATTTTGATATATTCTATAGCTAAAATGCTAAAAAATGATACATCAAAACACAATCACCTACGCAGCAGGGTAGAGAATAGAAACAATTTCAAAAGGTCTTTAGCTAGTATTTCAACATTTACTAGTTCTAAATCGTGTATTAAAGTTGGAGATTTCTATGCACATAAATCAGACACTGTGAAACGCATGAAGAAAATTCAAAACAAAGAAGCAAAGAGAACTAGGATTGCAAACACAGAATTTGTTGATGAGGAGGACAGAGATTTGGAGATTGCTCACAGTACTTACTTAGACCTAATAAAGTCTGTGCCAAATTACACTGATTATATTTCTACTAAAGTATTTGATAGATTGTATGAAAAATTTAAGACTGAGGAGTTTGATGACAGACCAGCAATAGAAATCATAATGGATGTTATGAAGGACCATAAGAATTTCAAATTTTGTTTTTTTAATAAAGGCCAGAAAACAGCAAAAGATCGGGAAATATTTGTGGGAGAACTAGAAGCAAAACTATGTCTGTATTGTGTAGAAAGAATTTCTAAAGAGAGATGTAAATTAAATCCTGAAGAAATGATCTCAGAACCAGGAGATGGGAAACTGAAGAAATTAGAAATGAATTCAGAAAGCGAACTTAGATATTTAATAGAAATGACTCGCAGAGAGACTACAAAAGAAGGCAGTTTCTTACAAGAGTTTACTTCAGAACCCAAAGGAATAAAAATAGAGATAAATGCAGATATGTCAAAGTGGAGTGCTCAGGATGTTTTTTTCAAATATTTTTGGCTCATAGCTTTAGATCCTATTCTTTATCCTTATGAGAAACAAAGAATTTTATATTTTTTATGCAATTATATGGATAAGGAGTTAATCTTGCCTGATGAGCTAATGTGTTCTCTCTTGGATCAGAAAGCAGAAAGAGAGAATGACATCATACGTCAGATGACCAATAATTTCCATACAAATACTGTCAATATACGGAGAAACTGGCTTCAAGGGAATTTAAATTATACATCAAGTTACATACACAGTTGTTCTATGATGGTGTTCAAAGATATAGTCAAAGAATGCTCAGATTTACTTGAAGGGAATTGCAATGTGAATAGCATGGTGCATTCTGATGACAATCAAACATCAGTTATTATGATACAAGACAAGATACATAATGATTGCATTTTAAATTTTATCTGCAAATTATTTGAGGCCTGTTGTTTAACTTTTGGTAATCAAGCAAATATGAAAAAAACATATATTACAAACAACATTAAAGAATTTGTTAGCTTATTTAATATATATGGTGAACCATTCTCTGTATATGGTAGATTCTTGCTGCCTGCAGTTGGAGATTGTGCTTATATAGGACCGTATGAGGATATGGCAAGTAGGTTATCTGCAACTCAAACAGCAATCAAACATGGATGCCCACCTAGTCTTGCATGGGTAAGTATAGCCTTGAATCATTGGATAACATTTAATACATACAATATGCTACCAGGGCAGGCTAATGATCCTAGTAAGATCTTCAACTGCGAGCGGTCTGAGCTACCAATAGAATTGTGTGGAATTTTAAAATCTGAATTATCAACAATTGCTCTAGTAGGGTTAGAATCTGGTAATATTTCATTCTTAACAGGATTATTACGGAAAATGTCTCCGCCACAATTAGTTAAAGAAGGAGTTCAAACACAATGCAATAATATTGAAAATTGGGATATAACAAAGCTCACTACTATGGAAATTATAAAACTTAAAATATTAAGATACATAGTATTAGATACAGATATTACAGATGACAATACTATGGGTGAAACTAGCGAGATGAAAAGTCGCTCTATTATAACCCCTCGGAAATTTACAACATTATCATCACTGACAAAATTAACATCTTATAATGATTATCAAGATGTTGTATCAGATCCAGATCAGCTAGAGGCACTACTGGAAGGAATGCTAGAAAATCAGGAACTATTAGTTACTAAAGGAGAAAGCCCAGAAGACTTCAGAAAAACAATACTGTTTAGGTATAATTCAAAAAAATTTAAAGAATCATTATCCATACAAAGTCCTACTCAGCTTTTTGTAGAACAAATACTCTTCTCAAACAAGCCTGTAATAGATTATACTGGAATAAGAGAAAAGTATGTTGGTGCTGTTGATATGCCCAATAATCAGGAAGATGAAGGGATAATGGGGAAAAAGACAATACCAGAAGCTTTAGAAATCTTAAGAGATGATTTGTCTAAAATGTTATTGACTTTAGATGACATTAAGTTGGTGTATTCTTTCTGTATCTTAAATGATCCGTTAAACACCACAGCATGCAATGCTATACTCTTATCTCAAATACAGTCGTTGATGGATAGAACTAGTATGTCTGCAGTGACCATGCCTGAATTTAGGAATATGAGACTTATCAAATACTCTCCAGCGCTAGTACTGAGGGCCTATTTGCATGGGGAATTAACTATAGGTGGGGCAATTGAGGACGATATGAAAAGGGATCTGTATCACTTAGAAGAATTCATAGATCAAACTGGCATACTCAGGAAAGTAGAAGCAAAAATCCAGGCCCATGAAATACAAAATGGTGCAAGAGATTTACTATATGAAATTAGAGAAAGGACAAAGTTTTTGCAGACATGTTATGACTATATAAAGTCAACTGAGCATAGAGTTAAAGTCTTTATCTTACCTTGTAAAGCTTATACAGCGTTTGACTTTTGTGCTACAATACATGGAAACTTAATCAAAGACAAAGGGTGGTATTCAGTTCATTATTTGAAGCAAATAATATCAGGGACTGCAAAGGCAATTGTAAATCAAACACCTGCAAGCGAGCAGATAAATATGGATGAATGTTTCCGATTGATATCTCATTTTGCAGACACATTTATAGAACCTTCATCAAGACATTACTTTGCAGACAAAATAATTAAAGAATATTCATACAAAAATATACCTGTGACAGACTTATATGATCAGCTGAAGAGAGATATGAACAAGCGCCAACACTTTATGCCTCTGCTTTACCATATGCAAGAATTAAAACAGTCAGACCTCGATAGATATGATGCGAATAAAACATATGAAAAAGTTACATGGAACAATTGGCAAGTCAACAGAGATATGAGCACTGGGACTATAGATCTGACAATCAAAGGGGCAGATAGATCAATGAGAATATTAGGAGAAGATGATAAGCTTCAAATTGCGGAGCTTCGTCTAGTTCAAGGGGATACGACAGCTGTTGAGAGTCATGCAAGAAGACTTCTTAATGCTAAACACAATTTGCAGTTCGAGAAAATGCAGGAGTATACATACTTAGAACCTGGGATGTTCTACATATGTTGGCAAAAAAGAAGTAAATTTGCATATAACTATCAAATGCTATTGTGTGAGATTATTGAAAATAGAAATAATCAACCTGCTACTTTGCTAAGTGGCAAAATAAATTTATTGCATCCTGTCTGCCCTGCAGTTATCAGTCGAATTCCATCTCCTGAGAAAATAAGAATAACTGCTTTAAAATACATGAACCAAAATTGTGAATTATCTCGGTTACAATTGTTAAAGAATGAATTTGCAACCACTAGAAGATGTCACTTCTCAAAAATGACACATTTCAATGGGAAAGAATTCGTTGTGGGAAATATAGATATAAATAGACTGATGGCTACACCAACACTTTTGAGTGTAAATTACCCATCCTTATCACAAACACCTCTTATTACATTATCTCAGATATTTAGATGTAATGGAGTAGAAGAAGAAGTAGATGAATTTGAATTCTTATCTGATGAAGTTCTAGAAGATACTGATACTGCGCCAGTGAATGCTATACCATTTTTCCATGTCTCATATTCTACAAAATCTAAACATGGATACACCTACAAACAAGCATTACAACATGCATTGAGAATAGGTTTAGAAGAGATGGAAAATGAATTTGACTTTACTGGACAGAATCTCGGATTTTTCTCATCTAGAAATATTGGAATAATTTCATTTTTAGTGGGACTGGTCAATAGGTTAAATACCAATGAGTGGTCAACGGTTATGATGAAATGTATTCATATGGCATTTTTCAACAATCAGAAAGACAGAACATATCATTTGTTTAAGATCCCTAAAATATTTATTAAAGATCCAATAGGAGAGAAAGTAGATTGGGCTAAAGCTAAAGACTTCCTTCAAGGCATCCGGCCCAGGGATGAAACAAATCATTGGGGACAGATGTTTATTCATTTCAAGAATAAATGTATAGATGCCATAGACCTAGAAATAAAGATGGAAGGAGCATCCTGGGGAGAAATGCTAGAGATGCTGGATGAATTTAAAGATGAAGGAATGTTTAATTTTGGGTGAGAGTATACAATTATATATATTAAAACCAGATCCTAAATTATTTTACAAAAGT